CCACATGGATCTTTCGGATTACAATCTGGTAAGCATGTTACACCAGGTGGTAAACAAAAAGCACAAGGATCACAATTTGGAGATTTGTTACAAGTACAAGACATTATTATCCATTATTTAAACATTCGCAATATCCAGGTAAACTAGAATATGTTATAGTAGCACTAGGTTGTCCTGATGTTATACTAACAGTTGTATTACATTGTATACACGCTGTAAAATTTGTTGGAGTTGAGGCATCAACTGCTTCAATTACTTTTGAAAACAATGTTCCATCAGGTCCTGAATATTCAACAACTAAATTTTCATTTGGTAAATGAGGTGCTGGTATTATTGCTAATCTACCATTCACTAATGCATTCAAAAGAGGATTTAATGGATATACAAAAGTCGTAGTTGTTGGAACAGGATTATTAAATGATTGTATTTGTTTAGTAACAGTTTTACTACAAACTGTTCCTTTGTATTCTAAACATCCTGTAACTGTAATTGTCCAAGGAACTTGAACATTTAAATTTTGAATATTTATTGTTAAACCAGTTGGTGATTCTGCAGCAGTTTTTAAATTAAATGTTTCTGTATAAATAGCACCATTACCATCAGATACTTGTATTGTAGACATTGTTGCACAATTACTAAAATACGACGGAATTGTACAATATGAATTAAAAACTATATTAATAGTACCTGATTCTATAGTTCTATAAGCATTAAAACCTAACACAAAACTACTACAATCTACGGTAATTGATCCTTTTAAATCAACAACTGCAGCTCTTATATCACACACTGTTAACCATAAATTTTGCAAAGATTGACCTAAATTATTTACAACAGGATTCCAACCTGGTATATTACTCATTAAGCCATTTTGACTTAAAGCATTATAAGAAGATAAATAAGTACATTGTTGACCAACACCGGAATTTAGTTCTGTATTGTTACCGAGAATTTCTCTCAAACGACAAAATTCTACATCTATTTCTTGTAACATTGTTACAATAGAAACTGGATTATTAGCAACCAATGTTCCAAAACTGCAAAAAGGAGTTACAGAAGGTAATTCAAAATCTGGTTTTAACTCAAGTGTATTAATTCTAGTTTCGTGATTTTCAATTTGACTTGTATGAGTATTAACAAGAGTTTTAAGTGTGCAATATGAATTTGCAAGTAATACAGCATAATCACTTATTGGTAAAGACGTGATTAACAAACCTGTATTAGAATCAGTGTATTGTAAACATTCTGGAAGAACTAACTCACCACTTGAACTAAAACCATCTTCAAAAGCAAATGATTTTGCAAATGATTGAACCATTGGCATTGCTCCACCCCCACCTCCACTACAACATACTTTATCTATAAGTAATTGAAGTATTGCACTTAAAGTTTTTGCTGGAGGAACAGCTTGAGGACCACAATAAATATCATTTATTAAACATGTTACATCTACATCATCTAATGAAACACTATTTTGAAAATCACAAACAATTGTAGCAAGTTTATAAACAACATCAGAAACAGAATCACCTTTACATAAATTAATGCAAGATATGTCTGGTCCTTGCCATATCACACAATTAGATGATATAGGTAGGCAATTTTCTTTTTCTGAACTTGACCTTACAGGTTTCATGTTATTTAGAATTTATTTCTTTAGATATTTTTTCTTTAGTTTCCTTTTTTCTAATTTCTTCAGTCTTCTTTATGATAAAATTGTACAAAGGAAATCCATATTTAAATGGCAAATCGTCAACGTATTTCATTAAATCAGCAACTTCTTCTTTTGTTAAAATAATCATAACTTGTTGGTTTTTAAGTTTTTATAAAAAAGTAAAGCTATTACCTTTAGTACAGCTTTACATTATAAGATACTCAATTTTCTAAACATTTCCAAATTTCAAACAACATCGTTTAATTGATTTAATTGAATGATTTGGATCAAAAAAATCTAAAAGAGCATCTAATATTTTACCAGTTCTAGTAAGAGTTTTGGTAAGTTTGTTTTTACCAATTACGCTACTAATAGTTTCACCATAATTACCAAATCGATCAACACTTTCTTTCTTAATTAACGTGTCGTTAAAAAGTTCAGAACATGCTACATTACCATATATATCTACAGCTGTAGCAAGTTTTACAAATTTTTGATTTATTGCAGGTAAACCTTCTTGAAAGAATCTTCTTTTATAAACCATTTTAAATATCATATATACAAATCCAAGGGGAAGTAGTATAACAGATATTATTAATGATATTATATAAAGAATAACTCCCACTATGCGTTAAGTTTATTTTTAGCATATTGAATGTATGCTGCGACATTTTCCTGATTAGCTGTTCTAATAGCTTGAGTTTCTGTAGCTAATGTAATCCAATCTTCATCATTTGCAGTTACACCAGCAGTAATTTGAGGAAGTAAAAGATTATACATTTCTTCATTAGGTGTAGTGAACTGACCTTCTGGTTCAGCACCAAGCTTTTTAAACACTGTGATAAAGAAATTTACATCACTTTCAACAGTAGTGAGATCGTCATCTAATTTATTAGCACATGCTATCTTAATCTTTTCTAATGTAGAAAAGGAAACACTGGCTTGATCCTTAAAAAGGACATAAGAAATAAGATAGAAATGTTTTACTTTTAATTCTACTTGTACCATGTTTTTGTTTTTATTCTATAAATAATATAACGTTCATACTCATTGTTGAAGGTGCTGTCGTCCAAGCAGGAGTAATAACTCTAACTTGTAATTGGTCTCCTTGGTTTACCTGCAAAGGAGTTATATTGTAAAAAGTATTTCTTGCAGGAGGACTTCCGCTAAACAATCCTGATGTTATTTGATATGTAGTATCAATAGGAGAATTTGTATTTTGAGTGATATTGTGCACTCTAATTTGCATTTGAGAAGTTGATGGAGATCCGTAAGATGCTGAATTTAATTGAACAACTAAACTTGCAGAAACAATATTACCAACTTTAGGGCACAATACCCATCTACTTGGTCTATTCTCAAACAAAGTAATTGCACCAGATCCGTACAATGTACCCATCACATAGGTTTCACTAGCTGCTAAAGCCGTGACATTGAATCCCATTATTAGTGTATAACCAAAACCAGACCCACCAACACCACCATAAGTAGGTACATTTAAAACACCTGTTGTATTGTTATATGTTGCTGCACCAGAAGAACCAATTGTAGTTAGAGATATTGATTGTCTAGCTCTTGCGTCAGTGTAATATAAATTACCACTTTCAGGAACAGCAGCGGTGTTTAATGTTTGCCATGTCTTATCACCTCTCCAATATTGAAGTATTGTTCCAGCTGCAATACTGTCTTCTTTTGCATTTAATGCAGTTTGTGTTGCAGTACTTATTGGTTTATTTAAGTCACTTGTGTTATCAACATTTGATAAACCTACAGCACTTTTATCTAATGTTTGCCATGTTTTATCTCCCCTCCAGTATTGAAGAGTAGTTCCTAAAGCAATACCTGGTTCTTTTGAATTCCAGTTAGCAGCACTAGCAATTCTTGAATCTGCAAGTGTTCCTGACCATCCAAGTGTATGAACTGTCCCAGCACTATTGATTATTACATTTGTATCATTTGCAAAAGTTTGACTAGTTCCTGTTAATCCATTAAGTGAGTTAATACCACCAAGAGCAGGTACATTAGTTATTTTAGACCAATCAAGAGATGTAATCCAAGAAGGATCTGCATAAGAACCTGTACTCAGAATATCACCTACACTCCAAGTTCTATTTGCAGATAAATCTTGTGCAAGTCCATTTATTGTAATAGTACGAGACTCAGGAGTATAATTAGTATTATCATATGATATTGATGTACCAATAGCTTTTACAAATCCTGTACCATTAAGTGCACTCTGTTTACTTTTAAAATCAAGCCAATCTGCTATACTAAGTTTACCATTAGCACTAGCTGATGCAAATGGAAGATTAAATGTGTGAGTATCTAATGCTGAACTGATATTAAAATCAGTTCCTGAAGTACCTTGAGTAAAAAATTGTGTTTGAACACTAAGTCCATTTAAAGAAGCAAGACCAGTAGAGAATGTTGTTATAAGTTCTGATAATGTACCATTTTCTGTGTGTAGTACTACATTTCTACCTGACGTAGTAACAAATATCCTTATAGCTAATCTATCCGTAGCCAATAAAGGTGTTTGCGGAACACTTATAGTTGTGTAATAAACATCAATACTTGTACCATTTGTAATACCTTCAGGGAAAGCAGAATCGCTCGCTATAAAAGTAAATACATTAGTATTGCTAACCTTGTATATCTCAGTATAGAAAGATGGACTGCCACCACCACTACTTGCACTAAAATAAAATTCAACATGAAAATTACCACCTGGTATTTGTAAAAGATTAGGATCACCAGCATCAGTAATAAATGAAGCTATATATCCATTTCCTTGAGCGTCCAATCTTGTAAAAGTAGTCCCACCTCCAACAACAGGAACTTTGCTTAGCTCATAATATACATCTCCTCCAAAAGTTCCTTGAGACACACTACCATTTAAGTAGTAATTAACAGAAGATCCACCACCAACATTAGTGGGGAAATCAGCAAGTGAACCATCTCCACGAATATATTGAGAAGGTAATCCAGCACCTGTAACAGCAAGTGTTCCAGCTCCTGTAACAGGACTACTTCCAACATTAAATGCTGCAGGCATTGTAAGACCTACACTTGTAACTGTACCAACACTCCATGTTCTATCAGCAGTAAGATCTTGCGATGTACCATTGATAGTGATGCTTCTCGCGTTTGTAACAGGTGTGTATCCTAAAGCAGTTGTTACATCTAAAGATGAAATACTAGTAAGATATGTATTTGTATCCAGAGCAAATGTTCCAACACCTGTCATTTTCACAAATGGTGTACCACTAACCCATGTAGGATAATTTAAACCTCCCCATGTACCAACAGTTGGTATTGCAGGTTTATTAAGTATTTGATTATTACCAGTTGTTGCATTCCAATCTACAGGTTCTTGAATTAAAGGAAATCCTGCACCAAGATTAACCCAATATGATGTACTAGTTGGTATGATAGAATCATTATTTGCAATACATTCATAAACATTTCCACTATAATAAACAAGATCACCAATTAAATATTCATTTCCAGTTGCAGTTGTGTGATTAGCTGACCAAGGTAATGCCGTTAAAATTGCAGAAGGAATTATAGGTAAATTAAGTAAATCATTATAATCACCTGATGTAGCAACTGTTGCTAATAATGGTTTATTAAGTATTTCTTGTACTCCTGAAACTGCATTCCAATCTGAATTAACCTGTGCTGCAGGTATAGTTGGAAAAGTAGCCAAGCTCCCATCACCTCTCAAATATTGCAAAGTTGTTCCAGTTGGATTATTAAACTTAGCATTTAGTGCATTTTGTAAATCAGTTTGAGAAGAGAGAGTACCTGTTATACTTCCCCATGTGGTTGCTGCTGTAGAAATAGTCCATGATCTATCAGCAGATAAATCAAAAGTTGTCCCATTAATTGTAATATTACGATTAAGTGGTACGTATGTAGATGCTGCTAGAGCAGATGTAAGATAACCAGCTGTTGCATGATTACCCCAACCATATGCTGTATCCCAATTTGATATTTGTGTATTTGTAATTGCTTTTACAGCGGCAGGTACTGTAGGATCAGTTTCTGTAAAACTAGTTAAATAACCTGCAGGGTTTGTTAATCTTGGATAATAATTAGCTACAAGATAATTTATTAAATCTGTTTGTGCTGTTAAAGTACCTGAAATTGAACCCCAAGTAAGAGAAGGAGCAATACCACTGTTCCACGTGGAACCTGTCCAAAAATATGGAGTTAGAAGTGTTGTATCGTAAACCTGATATCCAATATCACTTATACCTAATGTAGCACCTAATGCTGTTCTTTGAGCAGTAGTAACATTGTGTAATCTGCTATTTAAAAGCTGATTAGCAACTAGATCAACATCGTGTAAATATTTTTTTAGTGGCATCTTTTATATATTAAGAAAGAAATGCCTTACCTGATACAGGTTGGCTAAAATTTAATTTAATAGTATTATTATCTACAACTTCAACAGCTGCATCTAAATCTACACCACTACAATCTTCTACCCATATATTTGGAACTAATCCTAAATTATGATTAATTGTCCATTGACTAGAAGGTGTTGCACAATCTTGAGTGTATTTAAAAGATGTACCAATATTCACAACAGGATCTACATTTAAATTAGTAATACAACCACCTGAATTAATTTCAATTATGTTAGCTGTTGCATTACCATTTGTAAATTTTACTTGAACATTACATTTATTCATGGGATCATGTATTATAGAAAGTGAAGGAACAAGATTTGCTGTTATATTTACAGAACATAAAGCATCAGCATCATCATTTTTTTTATATTGTAATAATTGATATCTTATTTCATCTAACCAATACTTTCTATTAAGTGAACATGATTTTATTCCATATCTCTTTTTACGAAATTCAGAATAAACTGTATTCCCAAAATTTATTGAATACTTTTCAAGCTTTGATATATCACTATTATTACAACACATTAAGGCAATTTTCTATTTTTAAGTTCTGCTAATTTTTTTTCGTAAGCTGCTAAACAACTACTACACACTTGTTTTCCATCAGATGCAGTACGTTTTTGACATCCACATGTAATCTGAGAGTTACAATTTTGACAATTCATATTGGTTTATTTTTGGTTTATTAATGACAAGTTGAACAACAACCATCTTTAAGATATTTTTCTAATAACTTATTTGCATAAGCTAAAAGTTCAATACCTTTTTCAACATCGTGACAAATTTCTACTTTAGCTTTAGCAGCATCGATAAAAGATTTAATCATTCTTAAATCTTCAAGTTGTGCTTTTACGTCTGCTTCGGGTTCACAAGCTGCTAATTCTAATTCACAAAGTTCGTGAAAATATGTATTTAAAATTTGACAAGTTCTTAAATGATTATATTCTACAAATACTTTATCGTTAGGACTTACAGAATAACGTATAAAATAAACACCATCGGGTAAAATTTGTGAGTGATCTCCACAACCTGATGATTGCAATCCTAAAGTACAAGCATTTAAAATATAATTAAAAGATACTTCATTTGTAGGTGTAATTTGTATATTGATTACGGAAGCTTGATTAAAACCTGGAGGTATAATTTCTAATCTCGGACAAGTTACAGGCACATGCTCAGCATATATGCTAGTATCCTGTACACGAAATATTTTACAATTATTTGTGTCAGGTATTTCTAAACTTAATTGATGCTTTTTGGCCATTATTATAAACTTTTATTGGAAATAATTATAGAACCCCTCAATTATAATATACAATTATTTGAGGATTTTTCAAAATAAAAAAGGGGGACAAATTGTCCCCCAGTTTCATATTACATAAACTATTAGTTATATGTTTCAAGAGCAATTGTGTTAGCACCTTGAGCAGCATTAGCAGCTGTGATAACGTAGTTAGTCAAAGCTGAAACGTTTGTACCAGAAGGTACATAAAATACTAACAAATACTGATCATTATCAAAAGTACCTGTAGGATTGTTAAAACGAGGTACATTATGAAGAATCATTACTCTATCATAAATTGCAGCCTTGTTAAATCCAATCAATGAAGGGTTAGCTTCAATTTCCCTCATCCTTAAGCTATCTACACGAGAGCTATCAGGATAAGCTTCTTGACGATAACGACCATCGAGAATCAATTCACGAAGAACAGTTTCTCCAAGTCCTTCTGCTTGAGCAGCTGGTTGAGTTTCAGTGATTACAACACCTTGAACATTACAAGGATCTCCAGATTCATCAGTCATAGAAAGGATAATTTTCAAAGGCTGAAGTTCATAGAAATCTGTAGGAGTAAAAGTACAATCACCAAACTTAGTCTCAACATAAGCAACTTCAAGTTCCAAACAAGCATCATCAGCTGAATCAGTAGCAGGATCAAATGTGCTTACATATGTAGCAAGAGCAGCTTTAAAAGTAGCAATTTCAGCATCACTTGTACCAGCTTGAGTAGCTGTAAAAGTGCTATCAAAATTTGTTACTTTAACTTTCAAGAAGTCTTTAAGAATAGGATTATCAACAATTTGCTCAGCCCATTTAATTACAGCAATTGTAGGATCTACAATATCACCTGTACATGTAGCATTACAATCGTCAGTGCAACATCCTGTAAATGCATCTAATGTACGATAAATGTTATGAGACAAGAAACGAAGTGCAGGAGAACCTTTCAGATCCAAACGGAGTCTGTAAGTTTTACCACACTCAAGTCCAGTAACACAAACTCGTTGCTTTTCATTTTGAGGAAGACTTCCGTTATATTTAATTACACGAGTAATATATCTAGGATTAATAACCTTAGATTTTACAGACTCAGTGTAACCACCGTGAAAAGGACCAATTTTGTCTTTTGCATAATAAGATCCTTGTGCAAGAATAAACGGTTTAGTACTTGCAGCTTGTAATGCAGTTCCATCAGGAGTAAATGCACCAATTAAACCAGGAGTAGTGGTTGAATACAAACTTGCTGTACCATCAGGAGCAGATGAAAGCAATGAAATTGCATTACCTGTAACGTAAGGAAGAAAGCTCTTCCTAAAGGCGTGATTAAAATACATAGCTTTTAATTTAAGGGGTTATAAAAAATAAATAAACAATTTTACTTTATAATATAATATAAGAAATTATTTTAAAAATAACAACTTATATTTTATAGAATTTATTGTAGACTTAATATTATCAAGATCATTTACAATCTCACTATACGGCATAGATGATTGTAATGAACATATTTTGTCATACAACTTTCTAAGAAAATCCAAACCTTCTTCTACATTGTTTAATTCTGAAGCAGCTGTATTTGGAAGTTCTAATATTTTTTCAGCAGCACCTTGAAATCCTTCTACAAGATCATCAGCATGTCCTGTAAATGCTTCATAATCAAGTGCTTTGTGAGCAGCAAATGATCCAAGCCCTGTCACTTTAAGATGAAGCTTATGAAGACTTGTTACAGCATTTAAAAGATCTTGTGCTAAAGCTGCTGTTTGCATACATAGTGAACAATTATCTGACATTTGAACTGTAATACTAACAGGACTTGCAGAAAAAATTGAGTTTCTTGAAATCTTTTGCATGTTAACTATTTAATTGTACATTTTGTTGTTCTCTTTGATATTGTGTTAAACTTTCAATATCACCAGCTAATATACTAGCTGCAGCATCAACTAAAATTTCTGCAATGTCATCGTTAAACTCACATGTCTGATCTGCACTAAATACTGCTCCAGTACTTGGATCGGTACAACCATTAAATTGAACTTCTCTTGGTTTTCTGTAATATGTTAGATGACATTCTGTAATATCAAACTCATCATTTGTGTAAACTCTTAAATTATTATTAATAAGAGTTGATACAGTTTCTCCCCATTCAAAGTTTGGTTGTTTATCTTTATTATTTAAGATAATTGAAATATTTGCTTCTTCCACTTCATAAACTGTCATTCTACGAGCAGGACAACATTCTTTTTTTGCAAATACATCAGTTCTTACATAATGCAGATAATCAGTAGGTAAAGAAGTAGATCTGTAATAAATTCCCCTATCAAGCATATTTAATGATTGATGCTTAAGTAATTTCTGTAAGTCATCAACTAATCCACTTGATATTTCTTCACCTTGCTTTCTAGTGTTAATACCATACATCTGCCTTCTAACCCATTCAATTTGAGCTTTATTAAAAGCTTCTTGAACTTGCCAGCACTCTATGTTATCATAGTCAAAACTTGCAAGTTTATTAAGCCTTTGTTTAATCTTTATTTGAAGTAGATTATTATTCATCTAATTAACACTTTTTACCTTTCTTAACTGATCCACCCATTTTCATAGTGGCTCCTGCAATTCTATCAGCATGTGTAGCACTAGGATTTTTATCAATTCCTTTTTTTACAGAAAGCATTCCGAATGAAGTGGACCCACCTTTTGACATTTTCTTTTTCATGTTATTAACCTTTTACTTTTTTAAGATTAGGATTTGCTCTTTTTGCAGCAGGTGAAGCTTTACGAGTTGCAGATGCTAAAATAGCTCCAGCAGCTTCTTTACTTACACCTTGTTTTTTTGCAATACTAGATTGTACTGCTTTGAATCCAGGATGTGCTTTAGACTTACTCATTTAGTTTTAGCTTTTATTTTCTTTTCTTGCTTAAGCATCTCAGCTGTAGGTTTCTTTCCAGAACCTTTAGCTGCACGGATATTATCCCAAAGTCCTCTTTGAGAGTAAGATCCATCCTTTCGTTTTATCATTTCTTTTGCCATAATTATTGATTCCAATGTTCTTCAACTTTTTTAGTAATGTCTACAAGAATTTCTTCATTTAAAGGATTCTTAAGATATTCTACACAATCTGCTAAAGTACGACCCATCATTGTAGATGTGGACATATGATAAATAAAACCATCTGATTTAGAAGCAATATATCTATAATAGTTTGCTTCTTTTACAATTGCTCTAATTTTTAGAGATTCCATATCTAAACCTGCAGCATCTAAAAATTTACGAGCTGTAACTTTTTTATTTTTATCTACAAGATCACCATTAATGTATTTATCCATATTATCATAGATAATATCATTAGGAGTGGACTTTTTGTATTGTGCTCCGTTTACATCCAAAATTTTTGCTATGTAAAGCAGTTTGTTAGTATTTTTATCAAAGAGCTTTTGAAGTTCTGAAAGAGCTTTGTTTCTAAGCTTTTTCACTTCAGTATTTAAAGAAGCTGTTTCTTCTACTCTATGTAGATAAAATTTAGGTGGAACTGATGCAGCTCTAGCTTCTTCTAAAGATTTTGCAACAATTGAAAACCCACCATTTTCTATAGCATACAACCTAATTAAATCATAAGGATCGGTATTAGGTTCTAAATGCACAGGTTCGTTTCCACAACGAACTTTAATCTTATCCCAAAATTCGTTATTATCAGGTCTGAGTAATTTTACTTTATTCCAAAACTCTTTGTCTTCAGGATCAATTACATTAGCTGCAAGTTCTTTTTCAAGTTGTGCTACAACTAATCTAATTTGTTTAATTTTTGCTTCTTGCTCATCCAAAGATAATGATTTAACTTCTGGAGCAAATTCATTTAATCCTGTTAAATACCTTTTAATTCCATTAATCTCTAAACATGCAATTGATTCTTCATGAAAAGCACCATCAAAAAGACTTAACCCATACTTTTGCAATCCCATGTTTTCAATTGCCGGATCAAAATAAGGACGAATTGAAAGGTTTGATTTTTTGTTTTGTGGATACCTTTCCACAATAGTAACACTACTCATGTTTGGTTTATTTATTGGTTTATGTTAATCGGTTACATTTTGTAACCATCTTAATCTAATATTCTTGAAATCCAACTTTGTTTAGGCTGGTCTTCTTTATTTTTTTCACCACGTGCTAAAGCTTTACTTAACTCAGCATCAGTGAACATAAGACATTTTACTTTACGATTTAATTTAACAAGCACAGTTACATACTCTTCATTTTCATTTGTAAATGTTTTAGTCTTTTGATTTTTAATTCTCAAAAGCTTACCTAATCGAGTGTAAATTTCTAGTGCCATGGTTGTAAGTTTTATATGAACCTAATAAGAGTTGCCAACTCTTCACTTTGGCCAAAGTGGTAGGCATACAATAGGTTGTTCAAGGATACTATCCTTGAGGGGGTTACTTTTTCTTTTTCATCCCAACAGCAGAAGACTGAGTCTTATTACCTGGTAAAGTAGCTGCTTTGTTAACACCTACTTTTACACCTTTAGATCCAGGTGTAGTTTGAACAGTAGCTTTTGCACTTTTGGGAGTTTTTGGATTACCTGCCATTTTTTTTCTTTTTAATTGTTATCAATATATATAAAGACCTGGGTGCTGTTCTTATGGGAAGCAACCCAGGTACTGTTATATTATTAGAATGAACCACCAGTGATTGGGTTTCTCATAACAATCTTCAACACTTTGGTAGGATCTTTAACCCAGATAGCCGGCATAGTTTGTGTCATGAATACACGGTATCCGTTAAAGTTACCAGAAGATTGGAATCCTTGAGTACGACCCATATAGTCCATAGTACCATTCTGATAGAACCACTTCAGTTGATTATCCCAGCTGAGTTTCAGCAAGAAGATATTATCGTTAGTGTTATCAGTGATATCAAAGATAATGAAATTATATGAACTAAGAGGGAAACCATCAATAATTGGATTTTCAATATCGTTAGTATGTACGTTATCAAATGCAGGATTCAGTACAAACTTAACGTTAGCCAAGAATGGGATGATGTAGCTAGTGTAAGCAAATCCGAAGTTCAGATCCATTCCTTTACCAGTTACAGCTCCAAGTTCACTAGCATTAAGAACCAGACCTGAGTTAACAGCTTCTTTCTTAATTGCTTCGTTAACAAGCTTCATACCACCAAGACCAGTTTGAACAATCAATGCACGATTGGGTTCAGGTCCTTTAAATTCAACTTTACCATTGAAGAAGTTGAAGATCTCAGACTTAAACAAATCAAGATTGAAAGAACCACGGTTGTAGATACGCTTGTAAGAGTTATCAAGTTGTTTCCAAAGACCCACAGACAAACGAAGATCATCTGGACCATCTTGCTTAATACGTCCACCTTGTCCCCACATCAAGTAGGTTTCGATGTCATTAGCAATTTTAGTCAGGTGAGCAGCTTCCAAAGTGGTCAAGAAAGAACGTGTAAGCTGTCCAGATTGGTAAGCTTTTTTCACGTAATCTTTACCCATTTTTTCTGCCATTGTTTCCAAATTGGTAACAGAAGGATCAACATTTTTATCAAAGTTTCTCCAAAGCTCAACTACAGGTACAGTTCCATCAGCTTTCATACCACCTTTCATCATAAGGTCAGCACGAGAAGAAATAGAATAATGTACGTGAGCTTCAGCACCACCTACGTAGTTATAGAACTCACGAAAACCTGCTGATACGTTACCGATATCGGAAAAACGTTCTCCGTATTCACCACGAGCAGAACCTTTACGGAAGATTTTTGTACCAACTTTCAAATACTTGTTATCCAAGAATTTGTTGTTGTCGTTGTTAACCAATTGTACTGTATAAATGAAACCATCACCAGCTGGAATAACATCATCAGCAGTAATGTACATTTCTACACCGTTATATTTGTCATAAGTGATGATATCACCATGTCCAAAGTAACGCTTGTTAACTTTAATTTTAAATGATTGACCATCAATACCTTTTTTAGTATTGTTGAGTTCAATGTCTTCCACAATATATGGAAGATCTTGGGCAACTGGAATTTGCCATTTGTACTCACCACGAGCATTATCAACTGAGATAACGTTCTTACCACCAAAAGAAGACATTTGATACAAAGGCATTTCTACTTTTTGTGCCATTGCCCAAAGATCAACAGGACCTAAATCTGTAGGTTCTGCACTCTTAAGGAGATTGGAAAGGTGGTACGAATCTACGTGTGAGCTAGTCTGATAGCTGTTGTCACGTAGGAATATACCATTGTTTAAAACTGGAGTCGGCATGTGACTTTAAATTTAAGGGGTTAATAAAATTATTTATCGTTTAAAAATATTTTGCGGTTTTGCTATTTTCCTTGGTTTCTTATCTTCTTCTTCTTCATGATAAGTAGAAATATTCTTTCTAGATTGTTCAGTTTTAAGTTGTCTTACAGTTTGTTCAACTGCTTGATTTTTTCCCTGTTTCATAAGACTATTACGATATTCATCAGGGTTTGAAAGTAACCAAAGAGCTTCTGCAATAAGAGGATAATTAGGTTCAACATACTGATATCTTTCTAAAAGATGTCCTAAAAGATTTGTAGGACGACCACTAATAGAAGGATATTGAGGTTGTACAAGTCCACTATAAAGTTGAGCTTGTGTCTTTTTATCCAATCTTAGACCATTTATTTCACCTGGTCTCAAAGCTTCAAAAACATTTTGTTGATATGCTTCTGCTGCTTCTTCTTGTTGTTGTTTTCTTAATTCTTGTTGTTCAACTTGATATCGAACAACTTCTTCCTGCATTGCATCCAGTTTTGGTTTAAACTGTCTAGCTTTTTTTTCTAATACACCTACATCTTTCCAGGTATCTAACTCTTCTTCAATTTCATCTGGTGTGCCAAAATTTGTTGCTTGTAAATAATTTCTTACAATCATTTCTTGATCATACTCATCTGTAGGATCAAGTTCTCTAACTTGCTCAACAGCTGCTAAAGCTTGGAAAAGACCTTTAAGATCTTGACCTCCATCAGCAACATATTTAGCTGCATATTGCAACTCTTCAGGAAGTGATTCAAAGAACTCAGCTGGTGTTTGTGCAGCAACTTCTTGTTTAAGATTATTTATATTAGCTTGCCAAAGATCATCTACATCTTTTTCTGACAAACTTGATAAATAATCATCAAGTGATTGTTTGGTTTCATCATAATCATCAAATGCAAACATTTCATTTGCTTCGATTCTTTTTTTCAAAAACCCTACTAAACCTGACTTGTCTGTTCGAGGTCTTCCTCGATCAGATTTAGTTTCATCATCAAATTCAGGTGTAACACCTTCATCTAATATTTCTTCTAAATCTGCTTTAACTTCATCTTTTGCATCTACATTATTAGTAGTAGAATTAAAAGTTTCAGATGTTTTTTTAGTTTCATCCCCATCTAAGAAATCAAGACTTGTCTTTTTCTTACTGAAGATATTTGGTTTAATTTCTGTAGGTTCACTCGGAGTAATTATACTTTCTGCTCCAGGAGCTCCATCAAATAAACTATCTAAGTCTACATCTACTTGTTGTACGTTTGTTTGTACATTGTTTTCAATACTCATATTATTGGTTTTTTGGTTTTGTATTTCTACAATAAAAATATACTAATTTAAACTCTAAAAATTTAAAAACATAAAAGAAAAAATAACAAACATATGGACTATATGGCTATAATTATTTCTTCTTTTCTTTAGGTTTTGGTGCATCAAACTTATTTTTATTTTCACGGGCTATTTGAAGTTGTTTATCAGCTATTTCTTTTTGTGCCTGAAGCTTTTCCCTTTCAAGATTATTTTTTTCTTGATTTTGTATATTTTTATTTATTTCTTGCTCTCTTTTATAATTCATTGTGTCTGTATAATTTTCTTGCTTTTGAATTTTTTCTAAAGCATCTTGATAATCAGACTGTTGATTTTGATTAATATCTTGCATAGCTCCATACCCAGCTGCTCTAATTTCTGCAATAGTAACTTGAGCTTGTCTATCTTTAGCAGCTTCATCAGCTTTAAATTTCTGAGATTCTTGAAGTTGTTTTTCTTGTGCTGCGATTTGTTCTTGCTGAAGTTTTTGCTGATGTTCTTGTTCTTGTTGTTTAGCTTGTTGTACTTTTTCTTCAGCTTTCTTAAGAACACCTGTAAGTTCAGCTATTGACTCAGATTTAATAATACTTCCTAAATCATAAATTGAGGCACCTGTAGCATTGTTATTTAGAGCTAGTTGTTTTAATTGCTCCATCATTGCACGAGAATTAGTTTTTGTAGTACAGAAAATATTAAGATCTCTCATTAACAAGTTAGTTCCTTCCATTTGGAAGTTAATTTTTTCATCTCCACCTGTAATATATTGAAGACGAATACTTGGTTTTTTAGAATGATAGTATTGAGCAAGATCAGTTCTCATCTGATGTACACGAGGCATCAAGTTGTCACTATGCTGTATAAAGTATTGTTCTGTTTGAGCATAGCTAGCATTCATAGCTTGTTCAACTCCTGTAGCAGTTTGTTGCTGAGCTATTTGCTGACCCATACGTTGTGGGTTTAAACCAATTACTTCAAATGCTTGATTTTTAAAATATGTACCAAGTTGAATCCTTGACATCAAACGTTGAGTTTGTTCAAGATTTAACACTTGATAGTGCTGGAAATTAAGAGCATTTTCTGTATTTGTAATAGATGTATCAAGTGGTAGCATTTGAAAGTTCTTCATTGCTACATATGCTTTTGATAGATTGTTCTTACCCCAGTCTTCACCCAATGAGTGACGAGGAAGAGCATTCTGGTCAAGCATAATCACTGTACCTAATTCATCTACAAGAATATCTGCTATTTGGTTGTTTACAATGTTATAACCTATCTGATAAGGCTTCATTAAGTCTACAAGACTTACAGATCGCGTATTGCGATCAGAGAACACAGCCCCTTCTACAGGAAGTTTACAACCATAAAGAGTTGCATCACCTTTAAACTGGAAAGGAACTCTACCTGGTCTACCACCATTAAGTCCAAGATAAATAGGATTAATACCTCCTGGATTATTCATACCCCAAAATGCAGGTCTGTTAGGACCAATTTTAACTCCACCCCATACTTCATTAATCCATATCCAATCTATATGCTCACCAAAAATTAAGTTGTCTTTTGTTTTTTGTTTAAACAATTCCTGATTATAAAGTGGTTTTTCACTCACTTTATATTCTTCAGATACTATTTCTTGTATTAAATCACCTTCTGATGTGATTTTTGTAAGGTGTCCCACTTTTCTTTGACTTTTCCAATAGATAGTTGAAACCCTAAGCATATAACTTTTACCGAAGTCTTGCATGTCCTCTGAGTCAGATAATATCCATTGGACAATGTCTCCAAATTGACTCCCGGCATCATATAAGGAAGTGAACTGTCTATAAGCCAGTGAAGGCATTTGTGTGTTCCATTCATGTGTTCTTTTCGGATCATAATAACTACCGTCGTTTTGCATTCCTTGAATAGCATACCCAGCTGATCTTGCTGGATAAATTGCTTCTAAAGCTTCCAATTGTTCATCAGTCATCATCCAACCGTACTTATCTACAACGTCAGAAATTGACATCATATCTAGTTTACCTACCCAATTTCCTTGGGATATATAACGAACATCTGGAGATTTATGATAAAAAGTAAGAAGAGGATTCCAAAGTTCCATTTCATAATCATCCTCCATCATATTAAAATGCCAAAACTCTCTATCTGTAATCAGCATATCACGAAAAGCACGTTCTTCAAGTTCTTGCATTTTAAATCTTTCTTCATCAACTTTCATTTGATGATCAGCCCATTCTTCAATCATCGATCTATAATCCTTTTTAAAAAAATCTTCTATTTCAGGAAGAGTTTTTAATTTTTCAGGATTTAATTCTTGACCAGCTTCTTCTGAAGCAGGGTCAATACCCATTTCCATTAACTTATGAACTTGCTTTTGTTGAGCTTGTTGTAAAAGAACTTGTTCAATCATTGCTCTTTTTTCTTCTAACATCTCATTATATGACATGTCATCAACTGCTCTAAACATTATTCTAGATGTTCTTTTAGAAAATTCATTACAAAGAACATTAATAACATTAGGTATAATAGGATAAAACTTAAGCTCAAATGCTGATACATCCTCTTTAGTGAGAGTGTCAATCAAATCAGCCATTTCATTATCTTCTTCCACTATATAATCTTGCTTATCTATAATACCTTTAGCAAGTTTGTAGTTTTTCATTAGACGTCTTGCATTACGTCTAAGTTGTTTCATACCTTGAAATTCTAACCAGTCAAGGTTCCAAGCTCTCCACTGATCATCTTTTTCTTTTTCTGTTACAAATTGAAAAGGCTGAATAAGAGTACCCATCTTATTGTACTCTACTTTAGCACCCTTTTTTAACTGTAAGGCATTATATATTTGCATGATTCTTAATTAGTTATAATGTATGTAATACCAGTGATTCCTGTAGTATTGGTACATACAAATGTACCTGCGTTATAATCAGATATTGTTACTGTTCCTGTAGTCATCATTTTAAATTTTTAAAAGCATTTCGAACTGATCTTCCTGAAATGCTTTTATGTGTACCAATATATCTAAAGGGACTATAATTTAATTTACTAAATTTACCGGAGTTATCCAAATTTTCATTTGTAACTTCTGTACGTTTAGACATCCCTCTGTTAGCTTGTTGCACTTTAGCAAAAGCTACTAAAGCACAAAATGCTACAAGTCTATCTACGTTTAACCCATCTTGGTAATCCTGCATTTCTTTAAGAAGCATGGGATCAGGAATACGTTCTACACCATAAACAGTTTTAACAATTGATCCGTCTTCAAGTGTTTCATGATCAAGCTCCTCTTTTAAAAATTCTATACCATATGATAAAAGATTACCTTTAAATAAAGTTCCCACGTTTTTCCATCCATATTCTTGAAAGACATTTGTATTAGCTCCTATATCTTTAAGAAATAACATCATATTTTTAGGAACCAAATATCTTTGTTTTTTACGTTCCATCATATAATGTATAAATAAAGACACGTTATTTTCTACAAGTGTCCAAGCATTATACCATTCAATCATCATCTCAAGCCGTTCATGTGTCTTTTTTATATCATCAAACCTACCACACCAACTTGCTACAATAGTATCTCTTTCTATATGTTGTGATATCTTTTCTCCTTCTTTTTTTATTACTTCAACTGGATTTTTAAGAATATATATTGCACAAAGAGAATCAGATGTAGTTGTTTTACCTTCACCCACAGGATCTATGGATGCATAATACATTCCAAATGTTGGATCTTTAACCGGACGTTCATAAACACATATTACTCCTTCTTTATCTTCTGCTTTTTTAGATATTGGAAACTCCATAATAGGAGTTTTTCTAGATGGTTTATCTATTACTTTTCCTTCAGCATCTCTGTACAAATCTAAATATTCAACAGGATATTGTTTATCTTCAATACGTTGGAGTTGTTTTGATACAAGATGTGGAGGGAATACTGACTCTTTTCTGGTAGCAAATGCTTCTTCTATAGTTGTAGGCTTCTGAGATATACGAAGCTGATATTGATCAGGAGGAAGATCTTTATACCACTGAAGACGTTCTTCTTTTATAGCTTCTAGAGCTTCCTTTACTAATGAGTTTCCTGCCTCATCTATATATGGAGGCATACTCCATTGCTCAGGAATAAAAAGACCACTTTCACCAATAGTACCTTTATTATCAATTAAGTTAGTTGTAACAGCAAACATACCATATCTATGAGGATATAGTATCATATCTTTTAAAGGCTTACACTGATCGAGATCACCCACTGATCCTGCTGCAATAAAAGTACCTGTTGTCACCATACCAGATTGCATAGCAGGTCTCATAAACTCATATGTATCCATCATCTTAGGAGCAATACCTGCTTCTTCATGAAAGAAATAAGTTACTGGACCACCCACACCATTTGTAGGATCTTTTTCAAATGATGTACCTGTAATAATAGATTTATTACCCTTGTATGTATCACGACCTCCAATTCTCACTTTAATTCTCTGTTGCCATGAGAATATCTTATCAGGTTCAGATGGTCTATACCAAGCTGTATGTTCATTTAGAAAGTTACGATATTCATTAAGCATTCTCCAAGATCCTTTCTCAGAGATATAATCTTTAAGACTAGCACCTATTTTGTTTACAGAACCTTCTTCAAACCAATATTGATTAAGAAGTTTAGCCATATGAAAATAGGATGATGCAATCTGACGCTTCTTTAATATTGGTAGATGTTTCCAATAAAGCTCACCCAAACACTCATATAAAGCCATATGATATTGGGCATCCCTTACTTTAGCAAAGTCAAATCTTTTTTCCTCCTTATCATAAATAGGAAGAAAATTAAGCCACATGTAATAATCACGAGTTATGTACCAGGTTAATCCATCTTCTTTATAAATTACTCCATTTCTGCATTTATCTTTTTGATCATTCCAGTATGCAATAAAGTCTTTACTTTTAATAGGAGCATTACAATAATATCCTAATTTTTGAAACCTTCTAGCTTCGTTATTAAATTGCTTTGATATTGATACTGTAAATTTATATCCCTCATCTGGACCAGCATCTATAAAAACAGATCTTACAAAATCACGATACCCTTCCCTTGTATAAAATACAGTGGTTGTCCAATTTCCATTATCATATGTAGGTATCGTTTTATAACTATTCATTAGTTATGTTTAATTTTTTATTAAGATCATTTAAGTCTCCTTTTGTTTTATGTATAATATCAAGAAGAGTATTAAATGAACGACTTCTGATTATACCTTTAAGATTATAGTTGCTCCAATATTGAGTGTATTGTTCCCTAGGTATAGCAGCCCATTGCTCATTAAATGAACTATAGTGAAATACATAATCGTTTAAATATGACTGATCTTGCATTTTTTAAATTTTAGCTGTAGGGGGAGGAGTCGAACCTCCATGTTGACTATTCTCAACAAAAAGCTTATTTCTGTGGAGAATAACCAACACTATCGAGACAAGATAGCGTGTCTGCCAATTTCACCACCCTACAATATTGCAACTTTTGAACGATGTCAGTGAGAGTTGCCAACTCATCCTACATTACGATTAGGCTCTTGTTTGTGCATCAAGTATAGGTTCAAAAACCCATATCAAGATGCTAAGAGGAACTACGATCTAGTGGCCTACTAGCACTTTGTTGCGAGGGTAGGACTCGAACCTACGACCTTGAGATTATGAGACTCACGAGCTACCTCTGCTCTACCTCGCAATTTATTTTTTTAAATCATCTACAGTTTTAATAATAAGACCAAAAGGAATACCATAAAAAGCTGTTTTAGTTTCTCTAACACCTAAATCAAGTACCAACTCTCTACTTTGATATTTTTCTAATATATCTTTTTTATACAAACCACAAATTATAAATTTTAATTCAGTGGGATGTTTTATAACAATTATTTCATCTCTTACAGGAACAACTTGTATTAAAGGAAACTTACCATATTCTACTGTTTTTACTCCGCAATTAAGTCCTATTTTATTAAAATCCTCAACATCATATTTACTTGAATCTCCTACTTCCCAATCTATAATTTCTACTCCCAATAACTTTTCTAAAGCTGCTTCTCCTAATAAACCAGTGGTATATCTTTTTTCTAATTTATTAAAATCACCCTTATACCCTTTTTCTTGTTTCTTTCGTTCAGCAATTAAAGTAGCTAAATTTTTTACTTTAATTTCTATAGACTCGTCTAAATAAACTTTAGGTAGATTTTTTACAATAGGACTAACTAAAGTTTGATAATTTAATTCAATTTGTGCTACCATAATTATTGATCGTATGCTAAATTTTGTCCACCTCTTACAGATGATTGTTGCTCTTCCATTAAATCTTTATACACTCCTTTAAAAGATTGTCTCACCATATCAAATCTTTCTGCTATTCTTAATAATGCTGTAGCAGATCCGTCTCTGCCAGATGTTGGTTTTTCAGTGGCCATAAATGTAGCCATATTGTCTAGTGCAATTTTAATACCTTGATATGCTCTATATGTAGGAGTTTCGTAAAGCTTCTGACAATTTTTTAAAGCTTTATATATTAAATCATCTTCTGTACTAAACTCAGCATCTATTTCTCTTAATATTAATTCTTCTTTATCTTGTTCAGGAACATCAAAAAAAGGATTAAGATCTGGATTAGGGCAAGTCATATAAAATAAATAAGAATACACCTTAATATAATCATCAGGATATTCTTCCATTATATCTTTTAAAAACTTTAAAGTGTAGCAATGCTCACTTGGAATCAACTTACCATTTTGTATATCAAATAATCTAATCATATTTATTTATTTTGAGGTTGTCTTAATAAATCTCTTCTTGCAGAAGACATGCTCATTTTTCTTAATAATAAATGTCCATTTAACTCATGGTCATGTACCCACGTAATTATTTTATTTTTTTTATGATTTTCATTTAAATAACATTTTCTTGCTGAATTACCAGCTTCTATAATATTATTTTCATAATCATCAAGTATGCTACTTAGCATGGGAATTTCTTCACTCATTGTTTTTATTTTTTAAAAAGTCCATATTTCTAACAGCACCTTTACCCCATCTACCCTTATTCGGTTTCCAATCATCAGGTATTACTGGAACTAAAGGTTCACCTGCTGTAGGATTGCCATAAATTATTAAATCATTTTGATCCACTGTACGTACAACTCCTGTCTCATACATACGTACAACAAACTGAGGATTAGATGTTACACTTCCTGATATCATAAACATAACAAGACATTCTCCAAGCCCTTTGGCATATCCATCAAAAGGATTGTGTATTTCATGTATTGTTTGTGTTATCATACTGCATATAAAATTGATAATGTATGTAATCTTCCAGCTGCCTCAAACATTGCATTTATTGTAGCAGGATCTTGTCTTGTTGCATATTCTCTTTCTAATTGAGAACAAGAATGTAACATTTCATGCAACATTTTTAATTCTTCATCATTCACTTTGTCTTGAAGATAATTAAGAACATTTTCTGCAAGAGACCACATTGTAGCACATTTTCCATGAGGATATACATCTGATCTAAGATCTTTAACTGTATCAACAAGAAGCTCAGACATTTGTAAATACATTTTAGAAACACGTTCTCTTTGAGCTATGTTTATTTCTTTTTTATGTTGTGCTATTGTCACCAACATTTTAATTACATCAAACCACATTCTTTAAGTTTTTATCTTCTAACCAATGAATAAGAGAGATGGCTTCCTGTTTTAAATAAGGAAGGTCATATTGAATTACATCCAATACAATAGGATTCCCATCATTATCAAGAGCAGTAATAGGATTATCAAATTTGTCCCTCCCAGCTTCCTCGAACAAAATGTGATGAATAGTGAGAGATCCTGGACGAAGCTTAGGATTATGCTTAAGAATAATATAGAGATACATGCTAAGCTGAAGAGCATAATGATTAATATGGCAATCGTCAAGATGGTTAACAGGAGGATCCATTTTTTGAGTGACCCCTTCCCAATCGGTAAAGCCTTCAAGTTTTATTTCTTTATTTGTTTTATAATCGGTGATATGTACTTCACCATTTATTACTTCAACTAAATCAGATTGTCCGCATATACCAGCACTTTTCAAATATACTAAATGTTCAGGATAAATACCATCTGTTAGTTTTTGATTAGGACTATGTTTAACCCCCTCGATTTCGATGGGTTTAAAAACTGGTATTGTATGTCCATGTCTTTCCATATTCTGGAAAGAACATATATCAGATTCTCTACAATTATGATACCATGTCCCAAGTGTTGTTGCTCTGTTAGCTTCAGCTTTCCAAGCTTGTCTAATTTCTTCTGGTGTCATTCCATACCACTTACTCTTTTTATTTACAGAACACTTTCTAGAAATTTCATCAGCTTTAAAAGGTTGCTTAAACTTAGATACTAAACTTGTAACACTTAACCAATTTGTACCATCATCACTAACATATTCATGTTTGTCAGGATAAAATTTGATTATGCTCATATTCCTAATTTTTGTTTTAATTTATCTTCCTCTTCTTCAGATAGTTCTGCTTTCCATTTACCAAGAGGACATTCTGAACTAAGAGCTCTAGTCTTTAGTGAAAGACTACATCCACATCCACCTTTCTTTTCATTACAACATGGCTGCGTTCCAGGCACCATACACCCGTCACCTTGCACATCTAAAAGTTCACATTCACCACAAATTTGCATTCTATGTTGTGCAATCTCTTCTACATCTTCTTTCTTAAATATAGAGTTGGTAATTCCCTCAAGAATCTGACCCTTGCTCTTCCATATCTTTATTATGTTTTTTCCTAGACTTGACATTAGCTTTAGTTTTATGTAGTTTAATAAAGTCTTTTCTTTGGTTTTCTTCTGTTATGACTTTCTGTACAGCTTTTAAATTAAACAAGTTTTCAGATACTTTAAATCTTGAAATCATTTGTTGCACACCTCTCTGTTTATTTTTTTCTTCCCATCCTTCATAAGATTTTATTTTTCCTTCTAACT